GCGACTGCGCTGGAACTAGAAGCGGAGGCTGCCGACCTTGCGGCTGCCGGATACCACGCGATGGCAGAGGCGCGGCTCGCGGACGCTGCGGCAGCGCGCGCTCAGGCCGACCAGTCAGACAACGAGATTCGCAGGTTCACAAATCAGGCTGAAGCGCAGCGGCGAGCGCGTGCGGAACAGGAGGCTGCTGCTGCTGCGGCGGCTGCGCTTGAAGAGGCGATGGCGTCGCTGGGTCTCGCTACCGATGACACGACGGATAGTGTCGGCGCGTCAGGCCCGAAGGTCGTTGCGCTCACCAGTTACATGCGCGACCTTCTGCAAGAACTCAATCAAACGCACGTTGGTGCCGGGGACGCTGGCGACGCTATCGCCCAGTTCTCCCGTGAAGTTCTCGCGATGGGCAGCATCACGGAGGAGACCGTCCGTGGCGCACAAAAGCTCGCGCAGGTCATCAAGCAGGACATCGACCGTTCGCTTGCAGATGCCAACCGTCGTCTAGAAGAGGCGACGAAGAAGTTTGAGGATTATCGCGACGCCATCGCTGAGGGCATTACGCAGGGTAACCGCCTGTCGGATGCTGCGTCTTCGCAGTCGACGGCGATTGAGCAGTTGGCGCAGGCGCAGCAGGCGTATCAGGATGCGCTTGCGTCGGAAGACCCGGAGCGTATTGCTAAGGCTGCGGAGCAGTTGGAGGACGCGAAGGACGCTCAGGGTTCGTTCGTCGAGTTCTTGCAGACGGGTCTTACGACGGCTGAGGGTTTTGCGAATCAGATTGACACGCTGCGTCTTGCCGGTGCCTCGATGCAGGTGGTGCAGGAGATTGCGGAACTTGGTGCGCGCACCGGGGGCCGGATTGCTGCGGAACTTCTTGCTGGCGGTGCGGCGGCGATTGAGCAGGCGAACGCGCTGGTTGCGGCGACGGAGGCTGCGGCCCGTCGTGCTGGGGATGCTGCGGCACAGCAGTTCTACGGGGCCGGTGTGCGTGCGGCTCAGGGGTTTGTCGCTGCGGTTGAGGCTTCTATCCCAGCGTTGCAGGGTGTCCTTGACCGGATTGCCGACATGATTGAGGCGGCTTTGGGCGAGCGTCCCGATGTTCGCATCGACGGGTCACAGGGTCCGTTCGTACAGTCGTCGCAACCGTCAGGTCCGGTCAGGAACCGGATGGGGAACTTGCCTTTCGTTCCTGACCCGTCTGCTCCGCTGCCGAAACTTCCGGCAGGTTTGGAGTGGGGCATCGGTGGACTTCCGGCGCTGGCAGAGGGCGGCATCGTGATGGGTCCGACGCTCGCGCTTATCGGTGAGGCTGGGCCGGAGGCGGTCGTGCCGCTGAGTCGTGGCATGGGTGGCGGTCAGACCATCGTGAATGTGACGGTCACGTCGGCAGACCCACAGGCGGTTGTCGAGGCGATTCGTCGTTACACCCGGTCGAACGGGCCGCTTGGTAGTTCGGTAACGCTGTGACCGTCCCGAAGGTTGAGGTTGGTTTCTCCGGGCCGGGGGTCGATTCGTCGTTCAAGTTGGACTCGTCGACTCGTGGGATTCTTGGCACGGCACGTCTTGGCCCGGTCGACACGCTCGTCGACCTGTCGAACAGGCTGGTCGCGATTCAGGTTGAGCGTGGCAAGAACGAGTTGACCTCTCCGATGTCTGCCGGTCGTGCTGCTGTCACGCTCCGTAACCGTGATGGTGCGCTCGACCCTCTGAACACCGCGTCCATCTACTACCCCGGAGTTGAGCCGCGCCGGTCGGTCAACATCTACGCGGACGGGAATCAGGTGTTCGCAGGGTTCGTCGACTCTATTGACCTCGACTACGGGCCGGGTGGTCAGGCTGACGTGACAATCGTCGCCACGGACGGTCTCGCCCGTATGGGTCAGGCCACGTTCGGCACCGCAGGACTCACCGTATCTGCGGAGGACTCCGGCTCACGCATCGAGACGGTCATCGCTTCCGACACGTCCTACTGGTCCGGTGGCACGGCGGTTGACACGGGTGACTCGACGCTTGCCGCAGGCACGGCAACCGGGAACGTCCTGTCGTACTTGCAGCAGGTGGAGCGGTCTGAGGGTGGCCTCCTCTTCTCTGGACGGTCGGGCAACCTAGAGTTCCGCGACCGGAACTACGGTGCGGAGAACCCGACCAGCCTGACCCTGTCCGACGCTGGCAGCGGCATCCCCTACCAGTTGATGGCACGGGTGTCCGGCGACGCAGACTTCTACAACCGGGTCGTCGCCAGCATCGCAGATGTCGAGTACGAAGCAGACAACACAGATTCCCAGTCCGACTACGGGCTGCGCGTTCTCGACCTGTCCACGCTGCTTCTTGACGGCGGCGAGCAGGACCGTGTCGACTGGGAACTGGAACGGCGCGGCAGGCTCATTCCGACCGTGCGTGCGGTCGAGGTTTTTCAGACTGTGACCGCCGCGACTGCGGTTCTTCCGCTGGAGCTCGGCGACCGACTTGACATTATTTTCACGCCACCCGGCGTCTCACAGTTGACACAGGACTCTGTTGTCGTCCGTGTCGGGCACCGTTGGGTTGACGGTGAGCCGTGGAGGACCGTCATCGGCGTTCGCAGTATTGAGCAAGACCCGTTCTTCGTGTTGGACGATGCTACGCTGGGCCAAATCGGTGTCGGCAGGCTGGCCTTCTAGGGGAGGTTCCGGTGTCTCTTCGTGGTTACAAGGATTGGACTGTCGGTGAGGTTGTCACCGAGGCCAACTTTCAGGGCTATTTGCAGGACCAAGTCCTGTTCGTGTTTGACGATTCGACCGCTCGTGGCACGGCTATCGGTACGGCTGTTGCGTCGGAGGGAATGTTTTCGTATCTGAAGGACACGAACTCTCTGGAGTATTACGACGGTTCGTCGTGGGTTCCGTTTGCTGCCGGTGCGAAGGGTGGCGGTACGGACCAAATCTTCTATGAAAACGGGACTGCGGTTACTGCGGACTATTCGATTACGTCGGGGTACAACGCGATGACGGCTGGTCCTGTGTCGATTGGGACGGCTGCGACGGTGACGGTGCCGGTCGGCTCAGAATGGACAATCGTATGAGCAAGATTCGGCTGTATGGGTCTACGTCGGGGTATGTGGAACTTGCGGCTCCGGCTGTTGCGGATGATGGGACGCTGACGCTGCCTACTGCGGCTGACGGGTTCGGTCCTGCGGGTATCGGGTCGAACGTCGTACAGGCCGTCAAGACTGACACGTTCACGACAACCTCAGACACTTACACGACCGTCACAGGCCTGTCTACCAGCATTACCCCGACCTCAAACACGTCCAAAGTCCTTGTCATCGCGCAAATCTCCGTCGGCCTGTCGAACGCTGATGCCATGGGCCACTTCAAGGTCACCCGCGGCGGGACTGAAATCTACGTCGGCGACGCCTCATCCAGCCGCGTCCAAAACGTCTTCGGCGGGTATAACTACGTCAACAACCAAGGGCTGCTTGTTTCTCAGTCCATCGTGTACCTCGACAGCCCAGCGACGACCTCGGCGACAAACTACAGGGTCGAAGCGAGGCGAGGGAACGCGGCAGGTACGGCCCGAGTGAACCTGCCACAGGATGGAACCAACAACGCCAACTTCGGGCGAGGGGTCTCGTCCATCACCGTCATCGAGGTGGCAGCATGACCGACTACACCGCGTCGTCTCTCCGATAACATTCGTTCGACAGTAAAGGAACCCTGATGGACATCCCCGCAATCCTCACCGCCCGCTGGCCCGGTGCGGCGTGGTCGCTGAATGGCGACTCGTATGAGGGGCTGGACTGGCTTGACGACGCGCCGAAGCCGACGCTTGACGAGCTGGAGGCGGCGTGGCCTGAGATTCAGTCTGACCGTGCGTGGGCGCAGGTGCGTGCCGAGCGTGACACGCTGCTTGCTGCGTGCGATTGGACGCAGGTTGCGGACGCTCCGGTGGATGCGCAGGTGTGGGCCGACTATCGGCAGGCGCTTCGTGACGTGCCACAGGACTTCTCTTCGCCTGATGAGGTCGTGTTTCCGGCGGTGCCGTGATGCCAGTCACTATTTCGGGTACCGGGTCGATTACGGGGGCTGGGTTGAATAAGAAGATTGCGGCGTTCACCGCTTCGGGTACTTGGACGGTTCCTGCCGGTGTGACCTACGCCATCGCACACATGATTGGTGGCGGCGGGAGCATCGGAGATAGCAGCACGGCTAACGCAGGAGGAGACTCCAGCGTTGCTTTCTCCGGTGGGACGGTGACAGCAAAGGGCGGCGCTCCTGACGATTACAGCAGCGTGCTGACTGCTCCGAGTATTGCTGGTCCCGATAACACGGGTCGGGGTGCTATCGGTCAAGCCGGTGCATACCCACGTCGCGGTGGGGACTCCAACTGGACCGTGGCTGGCGACGCCGTTACTCCGGCTGCGAGTGTCACAGTAACCGTTGGTGCTGGTGGAGCAGCGGGAACAAATGGTGCTGCGGGTGGTTCCGGTTACGTCTACATCGAATACTACGCGGACTGAGGTCAATCATGGGTATGAAGACTGCTGCGCTCATCCGTGACGGTGTCGTCGTCAACGCTGCCGTGTACGACGAGGACACGTCCGCAGACTGGCTTGCTGCGGTCAGCCCGGAGTATGACGAGGTTCGGATTGTGGACGAGGCTGGTGTCGGCTGGACGGTCGAGGCTGAGGGTCTTCGGATGCCTGCGCCGTTCCCGTCGTGGGTGTGGTCCGGGTCTGAGTGGGAGGCTCCGATGCCGAAGCCGGACGGCGAGTTCGTGTGGGATGAGGCTGCTGGCGTGTGGGTGGCAGCATGAGCACGGTGAAGGCGACGAACTTTCAGCATCCGTCCGCTCCGTCTCCGGCGATTACGCTTGACGCATCGGGCGGTATCACCCTTCCGTCCGACGCCTCTGTGGTCCGTCAGATTGTGTCGGCTACCAGCGCGAGTGACCAGACAACTACATCCTCATCATTCATCGACGTAACCGGGCTGTCCGTTACCCTCACTCCGACTTCGGTCGCATCGAAGATACTCGTCGTGTCCGTGATGACCGTCTACTCGGAGCGAACAGACCAGAACAGCACGGACTCTTACTGGCAGTTGACTGATGGTTCAGACGTTGCCCTTGAAGGCGCAGAGGGAATGAGGGTCGGTTCCTATCAGACGCTCCGCGTAAGCCCGACCTTCCGCATTTATTCTCCCGTAACGCTTATCGGTCTGGCTGAGCCAGCGACAACGTCTCCCGTCACCTACAAGGCGAGGTTCAGGCGAGGTAACGATACCGCAGTGATTTTGGGCGCAACTAACACGTCCAAGATTTACGCGATTGAGTTCGCTGGCTGATGGACCCGCTGCTGATGGTCGGCGCATGGGCAGGCGCACTCCTCACCATCGCAGCCCTCCTCCGCGGCATTTACACTCTCTTCCTCAAAGCAGTCAAAGCAGCAATCCGTGAGGAGATGAGCAGAATGTGGACCGACCAAGACCAAATCGAACAGCGTCTCACCGCGCTGGAGTTGGCTCTTGCCTACGTCCGCGAACAGGTTGACACGCTGAAGACGATGATGCAGGCCCACATCGACAACGAATGATGGACCGCTGGAAGCACCGCAGGCGGCTCGTCTACTTCACGGTCGGCTTCGCCACCTGCATGATTCTCATCGGCGCGTTTGACATTTCTGACCGTCAAGTGTCGTCGCAGCTCGTCATTGGCGGCGTGAGTCTTGTGTCGCTTATCCTGTCCGGGTATGTGTTCGCCGCAACATTCGACGACCGATGGAGCAACTACCGTGGATTTTCTGACGAGTATTCGCAGGACCGTGGTCCCGATGATTATGGGGTGGGTGGGGACGCTGCCCATTAGCCCGTATGTGAATGAGCCGCTGGTTGAGACGGCGCTGGTCGCCATCATCGGCGCGGTCTACTACGCCGTGATGCGTCTGCTAGAGGAGCGTGGCGTCAAGGTCGCGTCGTTCCTGATTGGGTTCGGGTTTACGGCTGCGCCGAAGTATCAGGCTGACTGATGCGGATTGTCTCGCGTGCTGAGTGGGGTGCGGTTCCGGCGCGGTCGACGACTCCGCTGAGACCGGAGCGCGTCAACCTTTTCGTGTTGCATCACACGACTGGGTCGTATCGTGGGCAGCGGTCGGTGCAGCAGATTCAGGCGTTTCATCAGGGGCCGGAACGGAAGTGGGCCGACATCGGTTACAACTTCCTTGTGGCCCCGGACGGCACCGTCTACGAAGGCCGGGGGTGGGGGTTTGCTGGGGCGCACGCGCGCGGCAAGAACTCCGAATCCATCGGTGTCGCCTTCATCGGTGACGGGGCGAAGGAGATGCCTGCGGCTGCGAAGGCGGCGGTGCTGGAGTTGCTTCGTCAGGCTGAGGAGCGGTTCGGTGCGTTGCGGACGGTGGGTCATCGGGACGTTGGTAAGACGGCGTGCCCCGGCGATTCGATTTACGCTTGGTGGTCTTCAGATGCGCGCAGCGCTGTCAAGTTGCCTGCGAAGGTGACCACACCGGGGAAGGCCGAAGTCTCCGCAGAGCGCACTACAGCGCGTCGTAGCCCGGTGCCTGATTTGCGTGCCGGTTGGCGTGGGTTTATTGAGCGGTCGGGCTGGCGGCGTTCTCGCTGATTGACACGCTATTTTCCACGCCGTCGTCAACACAAAGGACGAAGGGTGGAAGAGTTCCTCGCCGTGCAGAAGTCCAACCGTTCGCCGGGAATGTCAGGTTGGTGGGAGCAGGTCATCCCCGAACTTGACGGGGAGCAGCATCGGTCGCTGATGGAAGCGGCAGCGTCCGACCGCATCTCACACCGGACGATTGCTGTCGTGCTTGGCAAGTGGGGTCACGAAGTCTCGCCGCAGCAGGTGGGGCATTGGAGGCGCACCCATGTCCGCTGACGAGTTCCTGAAAGTGCAGCGCGACATTGAAGATGCGAAGGTTCCGAAGCGCGCCCATCCGAAGGGCTGGGAACCCGGCCTCGACAGCGAGAAGGGTGTCGTCACCCACCTGAGCGGTTCGCCTACGCCACCGTCATCGTGGGACGGCATCATCCACGAGTTGGGTCTCGACCCGAACGAGTTCACGGTCGACCCGTCGCAGAGCGTGCAGGTCCGCACTTGGGACACGCCGGGTGCTGATGGCGGTCGGATGTATTACTACAAGGCGTCGGTCATCCCTGCGACAAGCGTCAGCACGCAGGATGTGGACGACCTCATCCGCGAGGTCAGGCGACGCAAGCCCAAGCCCCCGAAGGACATTCTCGCTGAGCGTGCGCTCGTGGCCTGTCTTGCTGACTGGCAGGCCGGGAAAGCAGATAGCGGCGGCGTGGAGGCGCTCGTCGAACGTCTGCTTGCGCTGAAGGACGCGATACCTGCGCGCATCCGCGAGGCGCAGAAGGTCGGCAAACCCATCTCGCATTTGTATGTCGTCACGATGGGCGACCTCATTGAGAACTGTTCGGGCCACTACCCGATGCAGTCATTTTCCGTCGAGCTCGACCGGCGACAACAGGTGAAGTTGGTGCGTCGGATGCTGACGATGATGCTTATGGAGTGGTCGAAGTTGCCGGTCAAGATTGTGGTCGGCGCGGTGCCGGGGAATCACGGTGAAAATCGCAACGCATCCGGGAAGGCCTATACCTCGTTTGAGGACAACGATGACCTAGCGGTCGTGGAACAGGTGCAGGAAATACTGGGCGCGAATGAGGAGGCTTTTGGGAACATCTCGTGGGTGCTGCCGGATGGGGACATGACCATCACGCTTGACATCTGTGGTCAGGTGGTCGGGTTCTTGCATGGGCATCAGGCGCGTCGGGGTTCTACGCCGCAGGCGAAGTTGCAGGGTTGGTGGCGTGGGAAGATGGCCTCGCAGCATCCGATTGGTGACGCTGAGATTTTGGTGTCTGCCCAT